CCGATCTACTTTTATGAGCGTCCATTCAGAGCTAAACTCATACCCTCAAAAGTCTGGATTGATCTAGATCGTTATAAGAACGATTCTATCGGTCTTGCCAACTATGCTAAAAAGTGGCGAACCAAAGTCGAATGGCGCAATGAAAAGTCTAAAGCAAAGTGGACTGAAACCTATGTAGCAATCGGTGGTGAGTACTCTCCTGATGATCGCCAAATAACCCTACAAATTTACACAAAGAAATTCAATAGTTTCCCTTTCACTGATAAATCTTGGTCATCGTTTAAGATGAGATTTATTCAGACTCTTATGCATGAGATAATCCACTTCATGCAATATGATAGAAGGGGTGATGAATGGAGTAACTACGTTGTTCCATATAAGAAAGTTGGCATAGCCAAGAAAGATGAACAGAGAGCATACCTCTCTGAGTTTGACGAGATACAAGCATATGCGCATTGTGTGTATCTAGACTTTAAAATGCGCAGACCAAAGGTAGATATTAGCATCCTGCTAAATCGTTATAAGACAAAACGAGATTCATCTACTCTCCACTATTTCTTAAAGACGTTTGATTACGATTTAAGAAACAACATGGCCACTCGAAAGATCATAGATCAAATCGGTAAATGGGATCGTAAGTATAATCGTATGACCTAAATAAAGCATTATTAAGGTTAATTAATGGCTGCGATTACTACTACAAAACAGGCACAGAGTGCCATCATAAAATACTATTCTGACGAACTAAAGAAGAAGGGTGTTGACCCGATCAAATCTTCTAGAGGTGGTCCACATTTACGTATTGCCTATGCGGGTGATGTCAAAAAATTAGTTGATTCAATTCTCCCATGCACTCTAAAAGAAACTGATGTTTCAATTTCTGGTTCATATGTAACTCAAGAATTAACTATCAGTAAAGATATTAAAGATAGTGGCGGAAAAGTTTCCGCTAAGAAAGGCGATAAAATCTATTTTATCTTGGCAGTATCTTCAAAGGGTGAATTAAAAACAAAACAATTAACGCCAGATTCGCTAGGATTTGGTGGAGAAAGGATATCTAAAGCCACGTTTTTAACTAAAACAAAAGCAGGTATCAAGAGTTCTTCTGCTCCAGAAAACATTAAAGGTTTCTTAAATGAATTGGCTATGGAATCTGCCAAGGCAACAATTAAATTTTCTGACAAATACATCGGTTCAATCTCTGACACTGATCTTAATATTATAGCAAAAGATTTTGGAGAACTTTCTGGTGCTATTTGGTTCATGAACCAATTTAATAAAAAAGTTGACTCCATAAGTTACCCAGCAGAATCAAACGCTGCGCTAGTAGATTACTATGCCAATGTTGGTAAAACTAAAATAGCAGTTTCTGCCAAAGCAAATGAAGGTGCTCCTCCATCTATTAATGCTATTGCAGATATATTAAGAGATAATACTTATCAGATTGTAGCAAAAGAAAGCGCAAGAAAAGCAATCATAGCAATCAGCGATAATTCAACTGTAGACGGTATCGTTGAAGCAGCGAAAAATTTAAAACATCCTGGATATCTTTGGCTAAAGAAAAACTTTTTTAAGAATTTAGATTTCACAGCTGCTCAATGTGAGACCACCTTAGCAGGATACAAAACCCATAAAGCATTACTCGCAGAGTTAGAACCATTTTATGAATTGATTGGTAGGTCTGGATCAGAAAATATCGCAAAGCGTATATTTGACACAAAGGCTAAACGCTGGGGATTAATTATATCTCCACTTGGATACTCTTTAGTAGATATTCTTAATAAGGAAACTACTTATTTGAGTGTCTTAAATGATGCTGCAAATAGTATTGTAGTATCTCAAATTTATATTAAAATAAACAAAGCCCAAAAGACAGCTAATTATACTGTAAAAGAATTCAGTTCTTCAGCGTTTAAATTTGAGTATAATGCTAATGCTGGCCAGCCTGGACTAAAGAAGATATCCTTTAAAATGGATAAAACGGCTATGAAATAACATCTCTTATAAATAAGATATAATACTATACAGATGGATTAAATGAAAGATTACAAACAATTATTAAAAGAACTCCCATCTAAAACGGTAGTTCTAGCCTGTGGTAAGTTTAACCCTCCAAACGTGGGTCATGAACTTATTGTAAAGGCTGTCAAAGCACTGGCTGAGCAACGTAGCGCAGACCACGTAATCTATGCATCCACTGTTAGCGATGCGAAAAAGAATCCACTATTAGTAGAAAAGAAACTTCAGTATTTGAATCTGATTTTTCCTAAGACCAACTTTGTCGAATCTGAAAAGAATTTAGTAGACATCGTTAAGACTCTAAAGGAAAACTATTCAAATATTATTTTAGTGACTGGCGCAGAAGTTCCACGAGCACTAAAGAAGTATAATGTTACTGTTATCAATACTGGAGAAAGCGATCCAGACGAATCTGAAACTATTCGTTCATTCGCTTCCAAGGGATTGTATGAACAGTTTAAGAAAGCACTACCATCATCTATTAGAGATCTTGATAGTCGTAGATTAATGAATGACATAAGAACTGGTCTTGGTCTAGATATAATCAAAGAACAGATCAATCTAGTTAAAGATGATATTCGTGAGATGTATCACTCAGGTGCAATCTTTAATGTCGGAGAAGTTGTTGAGTCTAATGGTAAGAAATATGAGATTGTTAAGCGTGGTTCAAACCATCTACTATTAAAAGAAGACTCTGGTAAATTAGTATCTAAATGGATACAAGATGTTAAAATAATTACATTTAAAGAACATATAAAAAATGGATGAACTAAAAACAGCAATCAAAGTCCTGTTGGCAAATGCAACAGTGATGTACTATAAGGCTCATCAATTTCATTGGAACATTGAGGGTATAGAGTTTACTCAATATCACGAATTCTTTGGTGATCTTTATACTGATGTATATAACTCTGTAGATCCTACCGCAGAACTACTACGTAAGTTAGATGACTATGCTCCAGTAAGTTTAGACGAATTATTTAAGTATAAAACATTACAGGAAGAGACTACCAGAGTAGAACTTCTTTCTGATATTCTGGCTAGTCTTATCAAGGCAAATGAAGAAGTCTTGGCTAGCCTAAATAAAGTATTCACTATTGCAAATGCAGACAAACAACAAGGTATTTGCAATTTTATTGCTGATAGAATCGACACGCACCAGAAGCATGCTTGGTTCTTAAAGGCATGCGCTAAAAAGGTAGGATAAAATGTTATCGTTCTCAAAATATCTAAAAGAATCTGGATGCACATGCTGGTCAGGTTACAAACGTAAACCTGGAACTAAGCCATGCGCATCTGGTTCATGTATTAAAGAAGAAGTAAATCAAAAACAAATCTTTAATATGCTAGAAGAAGCAGCTAAATCTATTGATAGTGGAGAGTATGACTACGAAGGTCAAATGGCTCGCACTCAATTGCAGACTATTCTACGCAACTCAAAAGATCTAATCGACATGCTTTCTGATGAAGACAACATGCCAGAATGGGTTCAGTCAAAGATTACATTGGCTCAAGATTATATCACTTGTGTAAGAGATTATCTACAGTCTAAAGAAGAACTTGATGAAGAACATGTTGAAGTGCAAGAAGCTACTAACTTTAATGCACTTATGGCGCATATCAAAAAGAAACAAGACCAAGCTAAACGAGAGAAACGTATGGAAGCTGGTAAAACTCAAGGTAATTCTGCAGGTTCTTGGAATAAACTTACACCACAAGTCCTCGCAAGAATCGAAGCGTCAAAGAAACTTTCAAGAAACGAAGAACTATCTGCCGATGAGCAGTTCGATTTAATCGAAGAAGTTGTGGCGGAAGGCTTGTTGAACGAACTCAGTAAAGATACGTTGAAATCTTATGCTAAAAAAGCAATTCCTGATATGCAAGCAAGTCAAAAGAGGTCAGAAATTGAGGTAGGAAAAGCAGCATCAACAAAGGACGACAAAACTGCTAAAACGCATTACGATGCTGCAAAACAAGCCAGCGACAGAACAGAAAAAAGAATGGCTGGAATAAGTGGTGCTATTAAAAGAGTTACCAAGCAAAGCATGGCGGAACACACAGAACTTGTCGAAGCACAATTTGACCTAATCGAATCTGTTGTTAATGAACTAGCACTAATACACAATCTAGACTCAGAATACATCTGGGAAAAGTTTGAACAGTTCAGCGATGAAGAACTATTAGAATATGCAGTTGATGCCAAAGGACACAAAAGTTCTACTGGTGGTCTGACACAAAAAGGTCGTGACGCATACAATGCTAAAGGTGCAAATTTACAAGCACCAGTTACTACACCTCCATCCAAATTAAGTCCTGATAGCAAAGCAGCGAAACGTAGAAAGTCTTTCTGTGCACGTATGGGTGGTATGGAAGGTCCAATGAAGAAACCAAATGGCGAGCCAACTCGTAAGGCACTTGCCCTTAGAAAGTGGAATTGCTAATGAAATCATTTTTAACATATTTAAAAGAAGAAAAAGATGCTCTTGGTCACGGCTCAGATGCTGGTGATAAATTAAAGCACATTACTCATGCTGAGGATCGTCCACTAATGCATGGGCATGATGGCTTTGAGCATGCCCATGGTGCATTAATGACTGCCCATGAGCATACAAAGGCTGGTGCTAATAGTAGCAAGTTAACAATGAAGTTTGATGGTTCTCCTTCAGTTGTTTTTGGACACCACCCAAGTAATGGTAAATTCTTTGTTGGAACAAAAGGTGCTTTTAATAAAGATCCAAAGATTAATCATACAGAAGCTGACA